GGCTATTGATCTCGCAACTCGCGCATTTAAGTCTGCCAAAGGCACATGGCAGCAAGGTTACCTTGAGAAAAGGCTTGAAGTATTGCATCGAAACAAAGCTGCATACCAGGCCAAGCGTATTGATGGTTCTCTTCGTTTTGCACCTGCGACATTCTATGTTGATGGTGGATCCGGAGTAGGAAAATCTTCTATTGCGCAAATTCTTATGGCAGACTGTCTTGCAGTCTCGGGAGCTAATCCTGATTTTAAAGACACTGCTGTTCTTAAGGAATCTGATAAATATGATTCAACCTTGAAGGGAGACACTTCTGGAATCTTTTTCGATGATCTCGGAAATACCAAGAGTGAATTTCTTGATAAGGCTCCTACCGAGCGAATCATTGATATCAACAACAATATGGTGACTTATGCCAACAAAGCCGATCTTCACGAGAAAGGTAAAGTTGAAGTACGTCCCCGCATTTTTATTATCACCAGTAATAAACCACTGCATTTTCATGCCAAGACAGGTTCTATTGAGCCATTTTCTATTGTCAGGCGTGCGGATATTCACATTACTGTGAAAGTGAAACCTGAATATGCTCTTATAGACGGAAGGTTAGACAGCAAGAAAGCTAACAGAGATTTCCCCGGAGATTCTCTAATTGCCGATGTTTGGGACTTGTATGCTCATGTACCCAATGAGAAAGGTAATGGCCAATTGCTGTCACCATATGCTGGTGGAACGGAATGCAAACCCGTTTCCATTTTGGAACTTCTTCGTATTTGCACCTCACATTGTGTTGAACATTTCGATAACCAAAGAACTATTATCCGAAAGGGAGTGAATCACATCGCTTCCCGTAAGTATTGTTCTGATTGTCGTTTAGGTCATGACCTTTGTAAGTGTGAACCTGTTGTTCCGGAGTTGGAACCGGAATCTGATACCTCGTCACTGGAGTTATCTGGCACGTCATCTGATGAAGAGTCAGTTTCAGACAGTAGTGGTATTAGGAGTGAACCTAATCTCCAAGCCCCTTTTGAGAAACAAGTTTCAGTTGAAGAGACGCTTGAATTCATTTCCACTCAATTTACTAATATGGGAACTCACACTAACTCTGTGTTGAACTCTATTCCCAGTATGTTCTTTGATAATGGATATGTTCAGAAAGTTTATCTTTTCTGTTACGCTCGGGAGTTTTTGACTTTCGAGCGGTCAGTACGCCAAATGTGTTTGGGTATTGATTTCGTTTTGTTTTTTTTGTTCAATTGCTTGCGCAATCGAGCACCTCTGATTATTCAATTAGC